GTCACCGCTATCATTGCGGCTTCGTTTGATCCGTAGTTCATGTCGCCCCAATCACATTGTGATATTTGACAACCATCTAGTTCCCATGTTTCTAACACTTGATAATTAGTTCCATTGCCACCATCAAGTACTTCGTACTTCAATGCAAATTTATAGTCACCAGCACTGGCAGCACTTGATTGTTCTAAGAAGTCAAATTGCTTTTGGATTTGTTCGCCGACCAATTTAGATACCAAACCAGTCACATCATCACGCAAGTTAATTGAAGTTTCTGCCCACTCTGGTTTGCCTTGCATATAAATCTTGCTGTTGTAGATATCTAGTACAAAAGGATTAAAATTAACACTTGGTCGTTTAATGTCAACCACCTGACGAGTTAATTCTGTAACATCTTTACCTGAACCAAAATTAATAAAACTTGCACGGAAACGATATTTCAGTTTTGGCATCAATAGGCCACCACCGTCACTACCTACCGGTACTGTAAAATTCTTTAGACTTGCTGTAATAGCCATTGTATTCTCCTATACTCTTATTTACCAATTATGCTGTTAGATAATGTTGGCTGTTACCCCAACATTATCTACATAGTTAATTAAGCTCCTAATTGACCTGCGGCAATTGAACCTGGGTTCAACAAGCGAATTGGGATATAGATAAACTCAACATCCTTCACTGGTTCAATGGCAATATCAACATAAAGTTCATTGTTAGCAATACGGTTTGGAGTATTGTTACTGGTGTCACACACTACCAAGAAGTCGTAAATACCGCGCTTCGAAACCAGGTCGTTCATGGCTCCTTCAATGGTACGCTTGATCTGATCGCGAGTGATTTTATCGTTGGGCTCAAACAAGAATGAGTTACCAGCTTTACTCAGGATTGTACGAATATAATTGATTAAACGAGCCACATTCACACGATCCATACTGCTTGTGACTGGATTACGAGTCTTTTGACCAAATACTACCAATCCGACTCCTGGAAGAATTGTAATTGGATTAACATTCCTCTGGTACATGGCATCGCGTAAGCCTTGACTTACACCATTGCGATTAAACTCACCTGTATCTTGGTTAATATAACCAATATCTGTGGCATTATCAACCAGGCCACGGCGCACACCAGCTGGTGCAAACCACGGAAAACTAACACTGTCATTGCGAATAAATGTACGCAACATGATATGACTTGGAGGAACCACAACTGTATTGCCCCTGACATCAGTAGATACCGCACTTGGGTAGTAAACACCCAGGTATGGATCAGCTGTGCTTAATCCGTATCCGTCGCTGTTGTTACTCCAATTGGTAATGGCCACTGCATTAGGAGCCAATGTCATTGGCGTGTCACCAATAACAAAAGCTGTGTTGGCACGGTCATTGTTCAATGATACCATTTCATCAATCAACTCTGGATACCCAGGTGCACAAATAATGTTAAAGGCAAACTGTTCTTCACGAATTTCTTCGCTGGCCAACACAGCCGATTGCATGGCCTTAACAACCATGTTGCGCTGTGCGGCAGGGCCTGCAAACATGCTGCCATCAAACTTGTTGCCACTGACTGTTTGCCATACAGTGGCTACATCAGGTAATGAATTACCGGCGTTTGGAACAGCAGGAGTATCAGGAAAGCTAGTTGCATTAAAATAATTGCTTACATACTGCTTAACGTTAAAACCACTACGGCGGGTATTAAACAATATCATACCGCGTGGGTACAATCGATAATCCGGAGCATCTTGGTCAATATAATTGCTTGATAGCAGATCTGTAATCAATGGATATGACCCAGTTACAATATCAGTTGTACCATCTGTGTCCCACCGAGCATCAGCAAACAAGATACCATTTTGTCCAGTTTGATCTGTGCGGTCAATTGCAACAAACTTGGTACCGTTGTAGCGATACAGGGCCGGATAGTTCACTAGGTCGCCACTATCTAACCACAAGTCACCAGCAACCAATGCTGTGTTATCGGTTTGTGTTGTTGGCTCACTTGCACTAACAATAACACCAGCTGGATCTGTGTTGGTTAGGTTATATCCACGAGCATCACTGGTTACTAATTTGTAACCTTTCCAACCCGAATTGTTGATCATGATATCAACATCAGCAGGATCGCCGTAATACCACAATGTACCATCTGCTGGTGCTTGGTATGGTGTATAGAAGCTGAAAGTGTATGCTTGATAACCTGTACCGTCGCCACCGTTTACCCAATTGCTTAATACCAAACCTGGAGTAGATGGATCAGCACGAACACCAGTTGTAGTGGTAGTGAAACCAGCTGTTGCCAATGGTGTTCCTGTAACGTTATTAAGAATAATTTCACCACCGTAATCGTGTGTGAAAGTAATAGTGCCAGCACTGGTTACAGAACACGAAACATAATCAATTCCCGCTGTGCCCATGGCTGCCAATACTGCACTGGCAAAACTGCTGGCAGTAGTACCACCCAATGTGGCAGTAACAGTGGCCAACGAGCTTGTTCCTAATTGTGTTACTGCTACTGTAAAGCTATTACCACTAGTAAGTGCACCACCTAGTGTGTCGCCGGTCACAATGGTCTTTGGTCCTGCATTGCGGAATAATAATCTTACCCCGCATAAATTTCTATTAGAACTAATGAAATAACGGCCAATTACTGTACCGCCCGCAATACCGTTGCCGCCGCCCGATGGATCCAAACCATAGATAGCAGTTGCTGGTGATTCGTACACTGGCACAGATAATGTTGTAAATGTTCCTGCTGTGGCATTGTATTTTTTGACAGCAAGATTCATACCGTTGCCTTGCACTGAAGTTTTAATATACACACTACCACTCGGTGCGGCAACAGTATCAGTACTTCTCCAACTTGGTACACCAACATAGGTGTCACGTGATACCTGAGGACTATAATATGTACCAGCAGTAATGCCTGCGGCTGCCAATGGTGCGCCTGTAGCATCGGCTAGTAATATTTTACCATCAGCGTTGCTGCCATCGCTTCTTGCTGTGTTGTTTACTATTAAATTTAGTTTACTACCGGTGTCACTGGCAGTAACACCTGTGATGGCAGCTGAGTTGATTCTACTAACCACACCGGCCAATGTAGTTGCTGTTGTTAATTGCACTGTTGTTGTGTTGATTACAACATTGGAGTTTGCAGTAAATGTTGGATTTGTTGTTGTTCCTACTACTGTAGAATAGCTATTTTCCCAATCTGTGCTACCAACTTGTACCCATGCATTGGTGCTATTTTTATAAAACAATCCGTTATCCGAACTTGCAACTGTTACTGCATAGCTTCCAACCTTACCAATTGATGCCAACGGTACACCGCTGGTCAAGTCTGCTGTGTCTGTGATAACTGTGGGTGTTTGCAATGTAAATGTGCCTGCTGTGGCGTCCCATTCGTTGATGCCCCATGTGGTGTTTGCTAAATCTAACCAATATGTGCCATTGTCAGGAGGACTATCTGGGCGGTTACTTGTACCTTCTAATTGGTCTAGGTCGATGTTAGCACGAACAGCAAATAAACTGTTGGCTGCACCAAGTGCGCTGTAAGCCGCTAACAAACCATATTCGTTTGTTTCGTCACCATTCAATGGTGTGCCGCTTGAGCTTTGTTTAAATGTTGCATACCCCATTGCCTGCGACAATTCACGTTGACTGGTAAACGATTGTAATCTACCAGCATTTGTCATTGATGTACCGGTTGCGGCAGTACCATCGGGAGCAGTTTTATCTTGAGCGGTGGCCAGGATAACCAAAGGCACAGTTCCTGCGGCGCTTGATACATAGGCGCTCATGTCTGTTACTGTAATGCTTTGTCCTGGTGAAACTAATATAGCCATGTTATTTTCCTTTACATAATAGGTTATGTTATTGATATTTATTCATATAGTCTAATTTCAGGCGGTTAGTTTGCCCTTTGCAAAGGTTTCTATATCTGAAAAATACTAAATACAGCATGCCTGAACGCCCATTATGCCCCACCTGTTTCGAAAGACCTGTTGCTGTTAACTATTTAACAGAAGATAGTGTACATTACCGTGGTGTTTGTGATGCTTGTGCTCGCAAAGGCAAGAAACTAAAACCAATACCACCGCAGTGGTTTAAACGAGGCTATAGAAAAAAGCCACAATGCGAACAATGTGGCTTTACATTCAAGTTTCCAGATCAAAGTCTGGTGTATCATGTGGATAGTAATTTAAATAATTGCGATCAGAACAACTTAAAAACAGTTTGTTTAAACTGTAGAGTAGTAATCAGCAAAGGTCGGATGGGATGGAAACCTGCTAAGGTTGTACAAGACTTTTGAGCTGATTATACAAGTGACCAATGCTTTGATCGTTGTCAATTGTCACATCAAAGTCTGTGCCAGCCCAGCTATATTCACTGGCATGTATCTTTTGCTCTGTTAACCAATTTTGTGCATTTGCACTACCCCGGTTGGCCTGTGCCGCAATATCATACCAGTGTGGTGTTATACCACGCTGTATCCATACTATCCGTGCACCTTGGGCTTTTAATCCTTGAATCTCATTGGGGAAACGGCAATCGCTAATAACAATATTATCTCGTGATGTACGCAGTTTATTTTCTAAGCTGGCAATCCAGATATCATCATGAAAATGTTGACGCAATACATCAGTACCCCAGTACTGTAATATCCATCGCGGGGTAATAGGTGTACCTAATCGAGTTGTCCACCAAGCATCTTCGGTTTCACGCCACTCACGGCTTTCTTTGGTGCGCCCTTCTAGCATGTCGCGGTCCCAACCAAACACATGGGCCACAGCATCTTTTAATGTTGCCGCAAAACTCTCGCGTTTAAATTCATGAAAGTTAACTAGATAGTCGGCCGCAGTATCTTTGCCCGAACCAATGAACCCGCAAATGCCAATGATCATAAAAAATGCTCCTATTACAGAGCATTTTAACTTATTTGTAATATAAGGTCAACTTTAACAATTCCATTTACGCAGGGCCAGGGCTTTGCG